ATCGTAAACTTTTAAGAAGTTTCCATCAACAATAAGATAAGATGATTTAGTAAAAGTTGCAGCTGTTGTAGTTATATTTGATGTAATAGTTGCTGCACTCGTTAAATTGACAACATCATCTCTTGCTGGAGATGTTACAACCACACAATCTTTTCTTAATGTTTGAGCAGTCGATACAAGATCATTCACTACTGTGGTTTGATCTGCAGTTGTTGTCATACTTGGCGCAATTAAGAAATCAACTTCAATTATGTCTTTATCTTCAAATTTATCAAAGCCAGATAATATTTGTGAAGTTCCAAGTGTACCAGAATTAACTCCACCTGCAAAGTCGTAATTTAATTTTGTCTGAGTTAAATTACTCACTGTAAAATTATCTCCGCTATCGATCGTGGTACCAGCTCCAGCTAACTGAAAATCTGAATCAAAATTTACCATAAAGACATATGAAGATCTTTCATTAAGCACATCTTTAATAAAATTATTTGTACCATCTGTATTTTGAGCATTTGAGCCTACTGAAACAAATGGATAAGTTTCTAGCACAGTTCCCCTTGTGCCTGTAATTAATCCTCCTTGATCGACGACAGCCACATGGACTTCATCAAAAGAAGCAGCTTTATTTGTAGCAAATGTGCTTGTTCCTGGAGCAGCATCAAAAGATGATTTATAAGCCCAATCATCAAAAAGCGTATCACTTGTTGAATAAGGACATATTGAAACTCTTATACTATTTCCTAAGCTGCCTTTGTATCGACCTATAAATGTTTGATTATTGCTATCTAATGCAGCAAATGCTGGATCAAAAGCAAATTCGTTGCCAACATTTACAGTAGCTAATGTACTATCGCTATCTGCTGCAGTTTGGCCATGAGTTGATCGAGCGTTTTTAGCAGCATCTGTTGCTGCTCTTGAAATTTCTAGACTATTTGAATATCTTAAAAAATAGCTAGCACTAATAAAATCTATGTTATTACTTTCGGAAGGTGCTCCATAAACATCTACTAGCTCAGCCTCATTACTGATTTTTCTAGTAGTAGTTTGTGGCCCCCAACTGAAATTTCCTACAAATGCGCCTGTTGTAGATTGAACGTTGGGTACGCCACCAGTCAGATCTACTTCTTTAACGACAACCGCAGGAGATTCGGAAGGTGTTCCTAATGCCATTTTTTGTTCCTCTTCGGTTACTAATTATATGTTCTCATAATACGGTTATCTTCAACATTTACCATTATTTATAATAATTTAAAAATTAGGATCATACTCAACAGACCATTCACTTCCTCGAGGATTTTCTAATTTTTCTATTTCTTCGCTTGCATCATCAATAAATCCGAATGGAACTAAATCATCGTCTATTTCTTTTAATTGTTTTTTAAATATCATATCTTTTAAGTTAATATCAGTCATGTCTCCAAAATATTGTGTAGATGTAAAATAACCAAACATAACAAGATTCATCATGAGATCATCATGATTGCCATCACTTGCTTCGTAAGACTGTCCTCTTGCTGTAAATGTAGATATTTCAAGTATAGTATTTTCATCAACAATAGTTAATTTATTATTCTCTAAAATATCTTTTATTGACGAACATCCCAATCTTTTTGTTTTTCTTGTTATTTCAATGCCAATCGCATCTGCTCGAATTGCAGATTCTAAATGTATATTTTCATATTCTAAATCATGATATAAACCATTGCAAACAACAGTGCCTTGATCGTTTGATTCTATGACAACATATGCTTTGTTGTAAGAATTTGCATACTTATAGATAATATTAGGGAAGAGTAAAGGAGATATAGTGTTATTGCGATATACAGCAACCTGTGCAAACGGGCGAACGCTAATATCGATCAAAGTAAATGTAGAATAATCCTGACCTCTTCCCTTTGACACATCTACAGTCATGATATAATCATGACCTTTGATCGGTTCTTGATATATAAGAAGATTGCCTCCTTCTAAAACTTTTTTAGGAGGTAAGGCTCGAAAGCTCATTAATGTTTCAGCATTAATTAACGTATCACCTGTGCCAAAAAATGTATTACCAAATTCTTGATCAAACTGTAATTGACTTGTATTTGCGACTGTTTGTTGTTTCCATTGTTCATCTCGTCCTGGTACGTCCCACCAATCAACACGAAATGGTTTAAATTCATTTACTCCTTGAGTAGCACCTTCCCAGATTTTGTAGAAGGTATTTCCGATTCCGTTTGCAGTGGAGGTAACAATAATTTTAGTATCAGTACCGGCTGAAACCACAGGATAAGTAGAAGTATAAAACTCAGAAGCACGCTCAACAAAAGCAAACTCATCAAGGTAGAGTAAATTGACTGAAAGGCCACGAATAGAAGAGCCAGATGTAGCGGCAGCGATAATCCGAGAATTGTTAGAAAATTCCAATGATCCTTTGTTAAGTGCTTTCGTACCCGGTTGCAAAAAGAACGGTATATTCTCAAGCATAAGTGTGACTCTTGAGAGCATTTCTCTTGCTGTTGCTCCTTTGTTTGCAAGGACTGCAACTGTTTTTTCTGAATGGAAGAGGGCAAACCAGAGAAGGTAGGCGCAGGCTGAAATTGACTTACCTGATTGACGGCATGCGAGAACGACATTGAAACGATTCTCCTCAAATTGTTGAAACATTTTCTTTTGATAGGGATAAAGGTGGAATGGTACTAAACCTTTATCGAGTGAAATAACTTTACAATATTTTTCTGCAAAGTGAATAGGATCTTTCATGCATTGTGCGTATTCACGAACAGAATCTTGAGTCCATTCTTGAAGAACTCCATCACGTTTTACATTGACATTGCCAAGATAGTTTTCATTCTGGTTTTGGAGTGACATCAATTATATCTTTCTCATTCTGTAATAATCTTTGTAAATCTGCAGTTGATCCAAGGAATACATTATTCGTTGTATTTCCTGCAACTTGTTTCACTTCTTCTTGATTGATATCTTTATTCTTTTTATTGAGATCCATTAACTTATCATTGACATCTGATAAGTTTTTTATCATACCTGATAATACTTCGTAAGCGCGTGGGTGCTCAGAAGAGCGGGCAACTTCAATCATATCTTCAAGAGATTCTCTACCTTTTTCTAATAGATCGTAATATGTTTCTCTTGAATAATCATAATCTGATTTAATATTTCTTTCATTAGTTGTCATGTCAACTCAATTTTGCCACCCATTGTAGAAGTAACAGAAGACTGATAATATAATGTTGCCGAGTCTGTCATAATTGGTGTAAATGTTAATACTCCAAATTGTGTGCCATTACCAGAAACTCCAGTAGTATATTGTTGTCCAGTGCCTGTTGTCGGTGATGTTTTAATATAAAAAGGCTCACCAGCTAAACTTAGATTAAAGATGTGTTGTTCGCCTCTTCTTAATACCAGAGTAGGATTTTCTGAGCTTTCTCGAAAGAATCGATTATCTGATGCAAAGAAAAATTTATTACTTGAGTCATTGATTCCTACAGTAAAATTTACAGTTGGAGCAGCTGCATTAATTGTAACGGTTGTGCCAGAAGCAGTAGTGCTTATTCCGTCTCCACCAGCTATGTTAAAAGTACCGTTATGATTTGATGCAGTGATAGTTGAACCAGCGTCTGCAGTCACTGTTTTTAAAATACCAATACCGCCTAAACTATCAAGTTCTGCTTCTGCTGTGATTAAGCGAGTATCTATTGCTGAAATATTACTAGAATTTGTAGATATATTACTTGTGTTAGTAGAAACTGTACTGTTTATTGAGCTAACCGAAGAATTTAAAGTAGAAATGTTAGTTGTGTTAGTTGTAACTCTTCCATCTAAATCGGTAAAGTTATTATCAAGCTCAGTAAATGTAAGAGATGAGCCTTTAGTTAGTCTAAGAGTAATTGCCATTTTAAGTTTACCTCGATGTTTCTACATAACCACTAGTGACATAAGGATCAGCAGCATCTACTATATAAGGCTCTGTATCGATAGGTGGTTCGTTAAATATATTTATATCTGTACTGAAGCCAAAATCACTATCAGCTAATCCAATAGCTGTAGTCGGATCAGGAGTAGTAGTTATTCTTTGTACTAGAGAATCAGAATCAGCTAATCCTCTATAATCTAATTTAGCTCCTAAAGGATTATTGTAAAGTGTATATAGATCTGTTTTAGCTGTTCTAATGATTTCGCTATTTGTTATAGCTCCATAAAACTGAACTTTCATTTCAAAATCTAGTGTGTAAATAATAGTTCTTCTTTGTTCTACCGCACCTTCAAAATCATCTGCAAAGGATAAACTCTGTATTACAATAGGAATATCTTCTTTAAAATCTGGATACTCAGAACTAAAAGGTTTTATTGTTAGAGTGTATTGCGG